CCATCCGCTCCTTGGCGCCGGCCTGCTTCTCAGCGACCTCGGCCTGTTGCAAGGGGCTCGGGCCCGGGGGCTGGATGCCCTGCTGTTTGAGTCCGCTAATCGCCTGGTCAAGGATCGACTCGATTTGAGTGCTGACGCGGAACTTGCTCACGCTCCACTGCAGCAGACTGAGCAGCACGGGCGCGGCACCTGGTACTTGCTGAGCCATCGGTGCGACCTGGCTGATAAACGCCCCCAGGCCCTGCATGAACTGCACCGCGGCGTCACGCTCGGCGGCCCAGTCCAGTGCTGCCATCGAGTCGGCCTCGACGTTGACCCGGTACTCGGACATCTCCTGGTCCTTGAGCAGCTGAATGGCCTGCATCGCCAGCTGCGCGTCGGGGGTGCGCTCGATGTTGCTGCGCTTGATGATGGTTTCGGGTTGCCAGTGCTTGCAGATGATCTCGGCCTTGATGCGCAGAGCGTGGCTGATCCACTCGGCGATGTAGAACTGCATCAGCTGGATGCGCGTTGAGCCAAACTGGGCCTTGATCTGCTGCGCCGTGGCCGTCTCGCTGGCCCTGGAGCTGCCGCGCATCACGTCGGAGATCCCCAGGACCTCGTAGATCTGCATGACCTTGTCCTGGCGGTACTGGCGCAGCTGGTTGATCGCGTTGACCACGGCCTCGATCGGTACCCAGTCCACCTGGCCCTTGATCCCGCCGCGCTCAGCGAACAGTGCCCAGTTATCGACCGGGATCAGCTGGTTCTCGGTGCCCTGGTTGAAGACGCGCTGGATGCCCTCGGCGCTCTTGTCGTAGACCCCGACCACCTTGGCCGCACGCGTCAGCCAGGTGATCCGCGTGTTGATCTCATCGAGTTCGTTGAACTGGTCCTGGGCGAAAATGTAATCAGCCCGTGGCATGAAGTTGGAGCTGGTGACGTTGGCCGCGACCGGCTTGGGGCACGGAAAGAATCCCTCGAGCTGCAGCGGGTCGTCTTTGACGTCGAGAATGACGTCGGTGCCGTCGGAATACCAGTAGACCTTCTTGTTCTCCTTGCACCAGATCTCAAACACCTGGGCCTTGTTCCAGGGGTCGTATTTCGGGGTGTCGTCGCGGGTGTCCTTGGGCCCTGACTTGCCCAGCGGGACGACGTTGGCGATCTCTTCACCAAAGCGCTCGACCAGCTGGTCCTTGGTCATGTAGACGCGCCGGGCGACCCAGCGGACCTCGGCCCAGGTGCGTGCCGGTGACCAAAAAAAGTCGCGCCAGTGGATGTAGTCGCACGGGGCGTCCTCTTCGACAATCTGCTCGGCCTCTTGCTCGGGCGCGAGCTCCATGCCCGTCATCGGGTCGATCTGTGCCGGGATCGTGTAAGGCTCGGTTTCGACCTCGTAGCGCAGCCAGATCTGGCCCAGTCCGACCACCAGCCAGTCCTCGATGCCCTGGCGAACGCTTGCATCCCACTGGCTGACGTCTTCATCAAAGCCGCGGTTGAGCAATCGCTGCAGCATCGTGCCGGCCACGCGCGCGACGTCGTCTTCGTAGTCCTGATAAGTCCTCGAGACGTCGGCCTTGGGCGGCCTGGCGTACAGCATCGACATCAGAACCTTGGTCGTGGACCAAAAAAGGTTCACGCGGGACTCGTCTTTGCCCCAGTCGTCGCGCTTGTCCAAAAACCGGTGCGTGATTCTCGTTGCGTCGTCGTGAAACTTTGTAAGCTCTTGCTCGGCTGCCTTGATTTCGGTGCCCCAGCGCTGCGCGAGCCCGATCGGGGTGCTCTCAAAGTCGCTGGCGCTTGTGATCGTTGCCTCGTTCATCCAATCCTCGCGTCTTCCCTGGGCGCCGTGTCCCAGATGTCGTTCAGCGCAAAGGCGTAATGGGCCCCAGGCTTGACGGCTGGTGCGATTTTATGCCCGCGTTGTGTTTTCCTCGTCGCCGGGCGCGCAGCAAGGGCCAAGTACCGGAACGCGTCCGCAGCGTGCGAGTGCTGGTCGTGGCGCGGTTTTGATCGAAAGGTCTGGGTCTTCTCATCGAACTCGCGCATGTACGCGCGCAGGTGCTCGACACCGTCGTAGGTCGGCTCTTCATCGAAGTAGCAGCGCGGCAGGGTCAGCCTGGCGGCCTCGATCCCGTCTTGCAGGCTCATCTCGGGGACCAAATTGGGCCGAATACCTTGCAAAAGGAACTGCTCGATGATGGATTTTCCGGTCTGCAGTGATTTTGCGCGGGCGTCATGGGGCAGGAAGATGCCCTTGGGGTTGACCAGGTAAGGCCGGTTCTTGATCCAGTCGATGTAGTGCTGGATCGGCTGGTTGTCGGCCTCGTAGAAGTCCACCACGCGGATGCCGTCGTAGGTTTCCTGCCAGGCCCACCAGCTGCAGCTGTCGGTGTAGCCCAGGTCAGCGACCACGTTGACCGGAAACGCCTGGTCAAGCGGGTGCTTGCCGATGCGTCCCTCGGCGTAGGCGTCACCGATTTGCTTGGCGTAGTACGCGCCGGGGACCGCGGCGTCAAAATTGCACTCGTACTCGACCGCGTAGGCCTCGTCGGTCATCTGCGCCTTGGCGTCACGCAGCTCGTCGGGGTGGATAATGTTGGTCTTGGACGCCGGCAGCTCAAGCAGCAGGTGCGTCTCAGGATTTAAGCGCGCCTCCTCCTTCAAATTCCAAAACAGGTTCTTGCCGCGCGGGGTGCCGGCGAAAATCGCCCAGCCGCGACGGTCAGAGAGCGCCGGCCGGATGACCGTGTACCAGGCAGACGGCCTCATGTCGCCGACCTCATCGAGCACCGCGCCGTCAAAGTACATCCCGCGCAGGGCGTCGTAGTTGTCCGCGCCCGCCACGTAGATGGTCGATTCGTCCTTGTGGCCGTTGTGGATCATGATTTTGAGCTCTGACTCGTTGGGCGGCTTGGACCAGAACGGCTTGGTGAGGTCTTTCAAATAACCCCAAGCGACGCGCTTGGCCTGGTCGCGCTGCGGCGCCAGGTACGCGAACTGCGGCTTGGGCAGTGCCGTCTCGAGCGCCCCGATCACCAGGTCAGCGCACATGGCGACCGTCTTGCCGCAGCGCCGGTGCGCGACCATCACCGACCAGCGCGCCTTGCGGTTGTGCAGCGGCAGAAACACGCTGCGCGGCTGGTACTCCTGCAGGTTCAACGCGCGACGCCGTTCAGCCTGTCCGCGACCAGCTTGGCGTAGCCGGCAATGTCCACCCAGCTGTCGGCGTAGTCGGGGTCGCCGTTCACGATCCGGCCGATTTTGTGGCAGATCATCTCGAGCGCCTCGACCTGGTCGTCCTGCAGCACCTTGTCGCGGGCCTTGAGTTGCTGTCGGATCACGGTCTTGAGCGTTTGCGTGACCTCGGCGTGGTGCATGAAGATGCCGTAGCGGCCGCCGCGCTCGTTCAAGGTCTTGAGTAGGGTGTCGTTGCTCATAAAGGCCCTCAGAGCGATTTTCTTAACGGGTTAAGGGGTTGGCATCACCCAAGGCGCGATCGTGCGCTGTGGCGCGTTCTGAGCGGTCCTGGAGGGTGTTGCGGGTCGTGGGCATTTAAAAAAAAGGTTGGTAGGGGGTACAGAGAGTGGGCGGGGGGCCCCGGCTCTCGCTAGCCCCCCACCCCCGGCTCGACGGGGGGATGGGGGTCTGGAAACGTGCTCGGTTCTAGAACTTTGGACGGTTGCCCGACCGGTTGCGGATCGACAATCCGGTACACGCCCTCGCTTTCCTGTTTGAGATCAAGCACTTGCGTCGGTGCGTGCTGCAACTGTGTCGCGCCTGTGCCAATCTGCCTGCCGCCGAGCCAGCCGAGCTCGAGCTTGATGCCGCCATCGACGTGCGCGTTCAGCTGCACCGGCACGAACTTGTTGACCACCGACGCGAAGATCTGCCGGTCGCCCAAGCTGCCCTTGGCGCGCTCCACCAGCCAGCCTGCCAGGCCCTGCGGATGGCACTGGCCAGGCTGGATCGCCTGCTCGATCGCCTGCTTAACCGTCACCGTGATCCGGTTCGGCTTGCCCTTCGGCCGCCCCGTCAGCGGGATCTCAGCCCCGTTGATCGGGCTGACCGCGACTCGCTTTGCGCTCGCCGGTTTAGCGATCTCCTCAGCCACCTCCATGTTGCTCCTTTCTCATCATGTTGCACGCACCCCATACCTTACCTCAAGCGCGCCTGCACGCACCCTCCGGCTGCCTGCACGCACTGCACGCACGTACCCCACACCCCTACAGGGTGAGTGTGCGTGCAACCTGCAGCAGGCCTAGACGGCCCCCTTTGAGGGGGGCCCGTCGTCCAGGCCGACCCTGCTGCACCCAGCCTGCACTCACAGGTGCGTGCAAGGTGCGTGCGGTGCGAGCAAACAAAAAGCCCGCCAATCGGCGGGCCCGTACTTGTCTGCAAAGTCCGACTTATTCGTCTTCTTCGGCAAACTCGTCCTCGTCCTCATCGTCTTCCGCGTCTACTTCTTCTTCCTCGTCCTCGGCCTCTTCCTCGACCTGGTCGCGCGCCTCAAGTGCTTCGTAAAGGCGGTCGTAGAGCTTGCCAAGATTGGTCCTGATTTCCTGGTCACCAAGCCACTCAATTACTTGGTCAAATTCGTCTTCCGACAAACTGATGGTCACAAATGCATCGTCCATAGCAATATCCTTTCAGTTGATGATTTCGCCGCGAAAATGAGCCCTGCCACTGATGATTTCTACTAACTCCGGTGGGAAAAGCTCACCACTATTGTCATAAGTGAGGATTGCAAATCCTTGACACCAAAAGTTCGGGCCGTCCTCGATATATCGAAATGGTCCATCGCTCGGGTCCGCGAGCATTCCCGTTGCGACGCCCCACTTGCGCCCGGTGTAGTCACCGATCGGCTTGACCTCGAGCTGGTGCGTGTGCCCGCAAACCATCGCCGTCAGGCCTGAACGCAGCACGTTGTTGTAAGTGCTGTGAATGCCCGAGTGCAGCCGGTGCTTGACCATCGTGTTCCCGTTGATCAGCACCGACCAGCTGGTGGACCACTCAGGCAGATGGTCCTGCAGGCGCGTGCCGCCGATGTCCTTGTATTCGGGCACCATAGCCGCCAGGCGCTTGTCAAACCTGAGGCAGTGATTTCCTATGGTCCGATGCAGGATCGCGCCCCTGGCGGCCTTTCTGACCTCATCCATGCGCTCGATGACCGCGTCGAGCTCCTGCTTGAGCGTTGGCCTGGTTTCCCATCCGATGGGGTCGTGCTTGTGGATTGAGCCGCCATCGAGGATGTCGCCATTGGCAATGATCAGCTTGGGCTTGAGCTGCTTAATCAGCTTAAGCAGCGCTTTGTGACCGATCGAGGGCTCGCCTGGCATGTAGTGCGCGTCGCTAAAGATGATCACCACGCCGCTGATGTCCGCGATCGATCGCACTTTGTCGTGCGGATGGAAAATCTTCGTCTCGATTTTTGGTGCTTCGTTGAAGCGCAAATCGTTAGTGGTGGGCAGCTGGGTTTGCAGCCGATTTTCAATTGATCGGCGCCTGTACATCACAGAGCGCTGACTGATTTTCAAATGCTCAGCGACCTTGGTTGGACTTTGTAACTCTTGCCAGATCGCAATAAATTCTTCGTCACTGCAAGTCGGTGCCGCCATTTGCAAATCCTTATTAAGTTTGCATTTGTTTCCTTTTATCAAATTGTTGCGTCACGGTAATGAAATCTACAACTTAGCTTCCAATACCAACCGTTTTATCTCCGGCGTTAAACGCGGCAGCGGCGCCCATGCAACAGCCCATTCAGCCCAAGGCCCGAC